TCCACAAAACGCTTAGTAAATTTCCATGCATGAGATACTTTGGACGGATGACTTTCTGGTAGAAACTGGACACCCTCATATACAGATCCAAAATCCTTTATACGCACTATAGCTGCATCGTAATCGAGCATCAGATGAACATCCTTTTCATTGAATATATTAGATGCACTACGATTTACCACTTTTCTACTCATGGTCTCCAAGGTATAAGAAATAACACGTTTTCCTAAGAAGGCGTGAGCCGGCATTAGCCAAGCATCGTTACGCAATGGATATGCATTACAGAAAGAAGTAATCTGTTTGTCATTCTCATCTAAATGAACATAAGAAAAGAAACCAAGATGCTTTTCCATTAACGAGCGGAAATCTGCAAATGTAGTAGTTGAAGAACGGGAGGATGGTTCTAAGTTAATTTTCGGTAAAACTTTAAAATTAACAACTTCGGAAGCACATGGTGTAGGAATTTCCCCTTCAGGTGTGGCATATTGACTCTCTAACTTTTGCATCAAGTTTTCAATAGGGACTGAAGCTAATAAACCAACTCTTCCCATAATGATACAAATTAATTCCCATGTAACCATGCTAACACCAATAGTAGTCAAGAAGATCTTCAACGTAATATCAGCCCGGTACAAAAAGTATTTAGAAAGTGAAAAATTGACATCACTCCAAAAATTATCTTGAAAAGTACGTCTCTGTTCATCTTGCCAGTTCCAGAAATACCAACTTAATGGTTGTCTCTTCAAAACTTGTTCACGACGACCGGCCTCATCCTCATCAAAATTACGAATAGTGTCATTCTCTAAATCAAGTCCGTATTTATCTAAACCTGCTTTTTTCACTCGAATATTCAACTTACGCATAAATTCAGTTTCATTAATATACTCATCTTTACCACGAGAAATCATATCAATAAAATCACCCAAACGCAAGTCATTTTTCTCAAGATCCTGAATAGTATCATCCAAAAGCTCTTTATAATCTGGATCGGCTTTAGCAGGTACAAAATCTTCCGGTTCGATAGTCCCAAAAACGAAAGATGGTAAGTAATCCAATAAGCTAAAAGGTGGTATCAAATGAGACCGACGACATTCAAGTTCTTGACAATCGTAAAACACGTCATCTTCATCTTCACTAGAACAATCAGGCACGACACTTCCAACTTCTGCTTTAAGCGGAATAGAAACTTTACGAG